AACATTCAACATCAAAACAAGAAAAAATTAACATTTTAAGAAGATTTGATGGTGTTGAAACTATTAAAGAATCTAAAAATTTATATCAAATCGTTAAAAACGAATTATCAGGTAACTCTAAAGTTCAAAACATGAACGAATCAATCGAAAGAACAATTGCTAAATCACCTTCTACAGGAGCAGTTAACTTAATTGAATCTAAAACATATGAGAACCCACAGTTCTTGAGAATGAAAGACTTAATGTCAAAAATAAAATAAATAAATAAAAATTAATAAAAACCAAAAAAAAATGGGAGCATTATTAGAATCAGGATTAGTTGGTAACATCGGGTTAAAACACCTTAAAGTTATCAAAGAAGACACAATCAACAAATGGGATAAATTAGGATTCCTAGAAGGTCTTAAAGGACATATGAGAGAAAACGTAGCTCAGTTATATGAGAACCAAGCGTCTTTCTTGATAAACGAAGCTACAGGTGAAGGTTCTAACGGAGCTTTTGAAACTGTTGTTTTCCCTATCGTAAGAAGAGTATTCTCTAAATTATTAGCGAATGAAATCGTATCTGTACAAGCAATGAATTTACCAATCGGTAAATTATTCTTCTTTGTACCAAAAATCCAAGGATATAGTGGTAGTTCTATTAACCAATCAGGTGAGCACTACGCACCAGTAGGTTCTCCGGGTAACTATCCAGGAAACCAAACTAATGGTTATGGTACATCAACAGGAGCTTATCAAAAAAATCTTTATGATTTATTCTATGAAGGAACTGAACCAGGTTTAGACCCTGAAGGATTATTTGATTACTCAAAAGGTAGATGGTCAGCAATTACTGCTTCTTGTACTACAGTAACTTGGCAGAATGGTACATTAGCACTTGGTGCATATAGTGGTGAAACAAGAAAAATTATTGTTGCTATGTCAGGTTTCTCTAACACAGGTGATGGTAAATTAATAGGACCTAACGGTCAAGAAATGGATAGTGAAGAATTTTTATCAGGTCTTAAATTATTTACTACTGATGCGACTGTTGCGGCTCAATTAGGTACATCAACATTTACTAACTTATTATTTAGAGTTGTAACTCAAAAATATGGTCAAGGTATTGTTGGATATGGTTCAACATCAACGGCACAATGGCCAACAGAAGGTAATAATGGTTCATTCAAAAACATCTGTTCTGCTGCAGGAACTATCTATTTAGAAATTGATACTCAAGTACCAGTATGTGTATCTTGTGGTCAATCTACACCTGACGGATATTCAGGAGCTACTTTATCAGCGGCTACTTGGAGTGGTTCTTCAGCAATTCAAACTAATATTCAAGCGGCTTTCAGACGTTACGAAGAATTAGAATTTGAAGATAAAATCGGTGAGGTTTCTTTCGACTTAGATTCTGTTACAGTTTCTGTTACTGAAAGAAAATTAAGAGCACAATGGTCTCCTGAGTTAGCTCAAGACGTTGCGGCTTTCCATAACATCGATGCTGAAGCTGAATTAACAGCTTTATTATCAGAACAAGTTGCGGCTGAAATCGACCGTGAAATCTTAAGAGATTTACGTAAAGGTGCAGCTTGGACTTTAAGATGGGATTACAATGGATGGAGAAGAATTTCTGCAACTACAAACTACACTCAAAAAGATTGGAACCAAACGTTAATCACTGCGATTAACCAATTATCCGCTCAAATCCACAAATCTACTTTAAGAGGTGGTGCTAACTGGATTGTGGTTTCTTCTGAAATCTCTGCTATCTTTGACGATTTAGAATACTTCCACGTATCTAACGCGTCTCCTGAGCAAGACCAATACAATATGGGTATTGAAAGAGTTGGTACATTAGCAGGACGTTACCAAGTTTACCGTGACCCTTACTTCCCAGCTAACACAGTGTTAGTAGGACACAAAGGAACATCATTGTTAGACACAGGTTACATTTACGCTCCGTATGTACCATTACAATTAACACCTACAATGTACAACCCATTCAACTTTACACCGATTAAAGGTATAATGACTCGTTACGCGAAAAAGATGGTGAATAACAGGTTCTATGGCAGAATTACCGTAGATGGTGTTAGAACATTCGATTTAAGAGAATTGAGATAATTAAAATCTTAAAATATTTAACAAAAAGGGACTATATGTCCCTTTTTTTTATGTATATTTATGAACAATAGAGAAAATGAGAGTATTTATAGTATGAGAAAAATTATATTTAATAATGAACAAATAAAGGATATGATATCTTTATATGTTAATGATATTTGGGGAACTAGACAGATTGGTGAAAAGTATTCGGTTTCTGAAAAAACAATTAATAGGGTATTAAAAGAAAATGAAGTTAAGATGGATACTCCGGGTAGACGATATTTTGGAGGGAAAAAAACATCTGATAAAAAATATTACGAATCTAATAAAGAAAAAATATCAGAATACTATTCTGAATGGAGAGAGAATAAAAAAGAACATCTAAAAGAATATCAAAAAAAATGGAGAGAAGAAAATCGTGATAAATTACGTAAAACCAAACGTGATTATGAAAAAAATCGTAAAGACTCGGACCCCCTCTATAAACTAATTTCCAATTTCAGAACTGCGATATACCAAGTATTAAAGGAGAGTAATGTAGAAAAGAACGGACACTACTTTGATATTTTAGGATATACTCCGGAGGAATTGATTGTTCATTTAGAGAATCAATTTACGGAAGGGATGACGTGGAAAAATTACGGTGAGTTCCACGTAGACCATAAACTACCCATATCTTCTTTTAATATCAAAGAAATCGGTGATGAGGAATTTATGAGATGTTGGTGTTTGGATAACCTTCAACCAATGTGGGGTGAGGAGAATATCCGTAAATCAAATAAAATATTAGAGGACAATTAGTCCTCTTTTTCTTTTTTAGATGATATTCTAATTGCTTTGGATATCACTTCACATTCACCCATAGAATATAATCCTGATTCGTAAGCAAACTTAATCGCTTGTATTAGATAATAGATTGAGGTATCTTTGTTCATCGTATCTAATAACGTATCTAAGTGTGATTCATTATAGAGTGGAATGGTATTAAATAGTTTTCCAAATAGTTCTTGTTGTTCTTCCATAATTGATTTTGTTTGATATTTATAATGATATGAAGGAAAATAAAAAAATACAGATTAAAGAGGCAACAGGTGATAGTACCGGAAGTAGGGGTTCTTATATTGCTCCGTTACAGTTGGGGGTTAGAGTATTCAAAAAATCTCAGATGGGCCCGTTTACTCAACCTGTATCAAAATATGATAGTCCTGAATTGGAGTATGATAGTTACGATGGTTCAATGGATGAAACTAAGAAACAGATAAAAAAATTAGAATCTAAAGCAAGAAAGATAACCAATTATATAACAAAACACCCAAATTCAACATCAAGTGATGAAGATGGGAATAACATTAATCAGACACCGGGTAAGAAAGGGTTAAATATTGTCCCCATTGTAACAGAATGGGTTGAGATAACCAAAGATACAATTTTAGAAGATATTGTCTCAAATGAACCAAAAACAACCTCTAATTACGAGAGGGTCATCAATAAGTTTAAAAAAGACATTCCTTCATTTTACCATAAGGAATATGATTTGATTGCTCAGAAAATAAAAGATTTTGTTCAAGATAGAGGATATGTTGTAAAAATAATAAATGCTTGTAATACAGGATTTAGAGGAGTTAGAACAAATAAAGCAATTATTTTATGTTCTCCGGAGACTTTCCCCAATTTTGCCACCTTTGTTTATTTATTATTTCACGAGTTACGACATGAACAACAAATGAGTGAGTTTGATTTGAAAGATACTTATATGGGTGATGTTGAAGATTTTGAGGAGTTCTTTAAAATCTACTGGCAAATGGAATTGGATGCTGACAAATACGGTAAAGATTGGGTTAAAAAAATTGGAGATGTATTAAAATTACCGCATATTGTTTATAATTTAGACCCTATGATTGAGAATTATCCATCAATGTCAAATATGGTTAAACAATTCACCTTACATTTACATAGAGAAATACAAACATTAAAAAGTCGAGGAATGTCTTATGGGGATATTAGTGACTTAGATATAGTTAAGAAACATTTACAAACTCTTGAAGATATGTTTTAAATAAAAAACCCCTACTCTAAAGTGGGGGTTTTTAATTTATTAACAACTTTATTTTTTAACTTATCTAAAGAATACTCCACTTGGCATTTCATTCTTCTAATTTTATCTTTTCTAATCTCTTGGACTTTATTATCAAACATAGATGTCATTTTTTTCCAATCTCTATCAGACATAGGGATATTACAGTAATAACATACGTGGTTGATTACGGTAATTTTTTTATTATCTAAAACAATAAACAATCCTAGTTTTTTATTTTCAATTATTCTTTCCTCTGAAATGGGGGTGATTTCAAATATGGTATTAGCGTGTTTAATGGTGCTTCTACATAGGAATTTGCAGGTGTTGATATCGGCTAAAGTTCCTGGGTCGTTATAGTCGTAAATGTTTTGTAGTTTAAAAAGTTGTCTTTTAACAGTTCTACGTTTTAGTTTTCGTTTAATATACTTTATCATAATCTTATTGATTTATTTGACAAAGATATAAAAAAATATTAAATAAAAAAATAAAACATAAAAAAAAGAGAAAAATTAATTTTCTCTTCTATTTTTGGCTTTGTCTAAGTAATCGTAAGCAGCGTCTCCGTACATATCGTATAACTTTTTAAAGAACTGTGATGGGCTTTTTCTTATATATCGAATAACATCATTAGGTATATAATTACCATATTTATCACCAAATATTGATTTTACTTGACGTTCTCTATCACTTGTTGGTCTATCAATATCAGAAGAATAATCTTGTTCTGATAACACTCGTTTAACAATGTTTGTTAAATCTGATTCTGAAATTTTAATAATTTTTTTCATATATTAACTATTATATCCATTAGGGCCACCAAGGGTCACTGTATTATTTTGTGAGATTGCTCTATTAAATCCGTTAGTGTAGACCGCGTGAGGTGCCGTTGTTGCGGTAAAAGTTGACCCCCCATCACAAGTATTGCAAATTACTGATGTAATTCCTGCTGAGTTAACAGGAGTTATACATAGGGTACAAGAAGAATATGGCCCGTAAGCAATAAGTTTAGTAGTGTCCAAACTAGTAGTTGCCCCTGATGCGGTTAATGTAATACACGTACCATCACCAAATTGGTATATTTTATTAAGTGTGTTTGCGGTAAGAATAGTGTCGTCCGCAATAAATGTTATAACTGAACTATCACCACAACTTGTCCCTGTAAATAATCTATTTGCCATAATTTTTTATTTATAAATATCTGATTATTCCAAATATTTTAGATTTACTATTTGAAATTTGATTTGTTTTTTATAGGTGTTTATCTCCCCACTGCTAATTACCTTCATATCAATATAATATTCGTTAGGGATTTTATCTCTTGTATCAAATATAAAATAATATTCATTTGGTGTTCTGTTTATTTTTGTCCAATCTTGAACTTGAACTTCTGTTTGTCCTTCTCTAACATATACTCTATAATAAGCATTAACATTTGGAAGTAATTTATTTGTTGTGTAAGCTTGTTTGATTACAACGCCAACTTTTCTAATATCAGTATTATATATTTTTTCATCTTGTTTAATTCCAAAATAATCAAACCCATAAATTTTTGGGTCTTGAGTTGTTGTACCAATTTGGATTGATTTTTTTAACGGGTACATTACAAATTCATTACCAACATTTGGTAAAGTAAATCCGTTTAGAGTAATTCCACTCCAAGTATCATAGAAAGTACAAGGTGTTTTATAACCAATAAGTGGTGGTAGAGTTACTTCATACACACCTCTAGTTTTTCTACAACTCGGTAAATTGGTTAGACCTAATATTCTTGTTCCGTTTGCGTCTGAAATAGTTACAACTGGATTAGAGTCCAAATTAATTGGACTACCATCTTCATATAGATATAGATACAATTTATTAATCTTACCTAATGAGAATGAATTTCTATCATCCTCAATAATATCATCATAGTTAGTTTCTAAAAATGGTTCGTAGAAAGTTTGAGTATGTCTAGTAAAAAATTGTACTTCATAGTTGTTAGTTAATCCTGTTAGGTTTTCAATTTGAGGGACGTAAGCAATTCCCCATCCTGAGAACCCATCAATATTACCATTTAATAAATTGGTTATTTCTTGAGTCATATCAAATGAAATATTCTCATTCCCAAATTGAAAATGTTGAGTGTCGACAATCGTTAACTGATTAAAATTAAATGTTCCGGTGTTTTTGTTATTATAAATTCCTGGTTCAGACCATTTTGTTATTGTGGTTGTTCCACTCCAATTGGATGGTCTTGTAGAGAAGTTTCTATCTGTGTTACTATAATCGTAGATTAAATCGGCAAAGTCATACCCAACACCTTCATCCCAAGATTGTGGGTCAGTGGTACGAACCACCGGAGGAATTCTAAATAAAATTAAATCAAATGATGTTGACCTTAATCTACCTTGAGATGTGGTGGTATTTAATTCTTCAATATTAAATGTGGACGTATTAACCATTTTTAAAGTATGGGTAATATTATTAGTACAACCTGTTTGAATTGTACCGTCAGAAATTTTTTCTCTTAAAAGAGTTAGGTCTAAATCAAATATAAATCTACTATACCCATTTGGGTATTGTGAAGTCGCTAACGAACCATAAAATATTTCAGTAACCGGATTTCTACCCGTATTAGTTAAACTATTTGATATGATTGTATTATTTTTACTAAAATAGGAATTGTTAATTGACATAAAATCTTTTAACAATAAATATTTAGTTTAATCGAATATTTTGATTTAAGATGTTTTTATTTGCGTTGTTAGATAATACTGTGATTTCTGATTTAGACGTTTTAGACCCTTGAGTGTTTTCATCCGGTTCTTTTCCGGCACAAGCGTGAACGTGGTTTAATAAAAATTCTATCATTTTATTAATCAATACCATTAGTGGTTCCCCTCTAACTGATGAACAGGTTTGGTTATATAAAGTGTTTCCGACGCCAATAAATTTATCTTGAGGTATACCATATAATGTGTTTGATAAATCAATTGGTTGTTTATCACCTATTGTTGCGTTTTGTGATAGTAAATAAAGATATTGAGCACCTAACGCTCCATAAGTAATGTCTTCATTTTGAAACTCAGAAGGATATATTGTTTCTTTTACTAAATCGGCTTGAGGGCCAAAGATTGGTTTACTACCTTTGTTTTCCCAAACTAAGAACCATCCATTTTCACTTGAACTATTTAGATTAATAGCGTGATAGAATCTTCTATAATTAACATATTCAAGAACATCGTTAACTAAACTATTAGGTAAAAACTTTTTACCAATTTCATATGTTTGTTTTGATGGGGTTACAATAAAAGGAAATATATTAGTTGGTGACATATTTTCAGGGTTACTAACTGTTAAACCTGTAAATAAAATATTTGGATTAAAAATTTGTGAGATAAAACCATTAATTGATTTTACCGCATCCTCAAACTTTGCTGCGGTAAATGATATTGATTCGATTTCATTACCGTAATCCTCACCAACTTTTAATTCCGCAATTGTTGAATAGTTGAAATTTTTAGTATTAACTTTTGTACTTGGTTTTAAACTATATAACTTAACCGAACCATTAAATGAATCTACAGCAGAATTTAAAGTACTAATATCCCACACAATCATTTTTTTAACAACTTGTATGTTTTCAACCAATCTTGATTTAGTTTCCTCAGGTAATGGTGCCTTTGTTTGTGTGAAACGAGTTAATTGTAAAAAGGCTCTATTACTATCGGCAATTGGGAAAGCATTTGTAGATAATTCTTTTGTTTTACCCGCACGAATTAATACTTCATTTTCTTTAACAATAACGTCGGCAGTTCCTCTACCTAATAATGCGTTATCGCCCGGTTCAGGAAATACGCCTTTACTGTCTGTATTTGCATATGAACCATCTAAATTTTTAATACTTAATCCTTGTTTAATTCTGTCACCTGCTGCCAAGAATTTTTTGGCTCCTTGATAATATTCAAAAGGGGTTGTCATTGGAGACGAAAACGGCCCTTGTATATAAAATTGATTTTGGTATTCGTATTTTTTATTTTGATAAATTAAATGAACATATTCGTCAATTTTAGGAACTTGATTAACAAAGAAAGGTAATAATGGTATAAATACTAAAGGGTCTTTTGATGACCATTTATCTGTTTCCTCATTATAGTCCGCAACAGACTTAATTACGTCTTGATAATTTTTTGTTTCAGGTATGACACGAAGTCTACCCAACATCATAGGGTCTTGATTATCTAATACAAACCCTGGAAATAATATTTGATATTTATTTTGACTATCTATGTTCATTTACCTTAGTTCTTTTTTGATATTCTTTTAGAATAGTATTATAAGTTAATTCTAACTTATCTAAATGATGTGTTGAATCAATTACGATTTTTTTTGTAAATTCAAAATCTTCTTGAATTGTATCCATCGCCAGCATTAAATCTTTATTGGATGAATTTTTTATGTCACCAATTATTTGTAAAACTTTTTCACTTTTTTCTTTTTTATTCATAATTAAAACTTTTTACCAAATGCGTTAGCTGGAACCGTAAAACCTGCAGGTGTTAATGTTAGTGGGCCAACAGCGATTTGAACTTTATTATTCTCGGCTTCCTCAAATGCCATAGCTTTCATTTGAGAAAATTTTGAAATCATTTCTAAATTAGGTGCCCCACTTGGCATATCTCCGGTTGGAATTCCAGCTTTTTGCATTTCCTCAACAGCACCAATAAATGCTCTTGTTTCAGAATATCCGTCGCAAAATTCCGCAGCAAACATTAATGGTAATGGTACGGAATTTGTACCAAATCCGGGTAGATTAATTAAATTTAACACCCTAAATATGTCATCTACTAAACTTTTACATTTCCGATAATCGTTT